GATTCTTAATTATCATTATCTTGCCTTCTTTCAGAATGGAGATAAATTAACAGTTCTCCCACTTTACTATCAGACCGGATACAGTTTTGAATATCGACGAAAAGATTGGGTGTATTGTGATCAGCGAGATTTATGTGCGACACTCATGGGACCTCAAGTTAATTGTTTTAAATCAATTCGTTCTCTTCTCATGACAGAAGATGATGTGGCTTCAATGCCTCAAAGCACAATTACTGCTGTTATTCCTTCAGGAGAGGGAGAGAATGTCCTCTTGAAAACTGGTCCTTCTAATCGTCTTGAACAGATTGAGATTAACAACCCTCGCGAAACTAAAGTTTTGGCTAAAGTCGACACTATTAGATACACTGCAGGCACACGACCAGGTGATTGTGGCGGCGTGATATTACATCACAATTCACGCTGTCCTCGGAAAGTAGTCGGTGTGCATTCCAGTGGTGATGGGCGTGGCGGCGGAAACGCTGGCATATTCACACAAGAAGTGTATGACGAATTTGTCAAACAATTCGGATATAACAATTGGTCTGAAGAAGAAATTTCTGATAATGCTGTTATCACTTGCACTACAGAGATGAAAGAACCAAAAGTGATACTTGGAGGTCATGTGTCAATCCTCGGTACAATGAAGAAACCCATTGTTGGTGCCGAAAAGACTCAAATCCGGAAAACTCCGCTTCACGGTATTTTCCCAGTTTTAACTGAACCTGCGATCCTCTCCAGACGAGATCCTCGCAACCCCAATCCAAAGGTGGACCCAATGGAGTCATCTCTCATGAAATATTGTAGTCCACAAGTCCAATTCGATTCCGCAATTCTATCAGACGCGATAAGAGATGTGGCAACGGTAGTCAAACGATTATATCCACCCGTTCGACCCGATGTGAAAGTTCGATCAATCGAAGAGGCCATTAACGGAGACCCTCGTTATCCTCATTATGAGTCTCTGGAAATGAAAACATCGCCAGGATACCCCTACGTCATTACGCGTCCCCCGTCAGCTAACGGGAAGAAATATCTCTTTGACGGAGAACCTGGCTCATGGGCACCAAAACCCGAACTCAACAAACAACTCACCCATAAACTTGACTTACTCGAAAAAGGAATTGTGAAAAATGAATATTGGATCAATTGTAAGAAAGACGAAAGACGTCCCCTCGATAAAATCAAGAAAGGCAGTACTAGAACTTTCTGCCTGGGACCAGTCCATAGTACAATCGTAGGACGAATGTATTTTATGGATTTAATTGCAGCAATGGAATCCGCTCCAACCATCGGATTTAGTGCTGTTGGGATTAATCCCGATGGCCCAGATTGGACCGCATTATATCAGCGGCTTCGATCCAATTGCAATTTTGGTTGTGCGAATGACTATTCCGCTTATGACGGCACTATACCAGCCGAAGTAATGATGGGAATAGCTCAGGTCGCCAACGAATGGTATGAGGCGTATGGTGAGATCACCCTTGTTGAGGCCCGCGCACGGAAAGTTATACTTGAAGAAGTAATTCATTGCAAAAATATCGCAATGAATACACTTTATCAGAAACATAAAGGAAATCCTTCAGGTTTCTTTATGACGACCATCGGCAATACTATCGTCGGTGAGATTTTTCTCCGTTACGCGTGGCGCTCACTCTGTTTAGCTAATCAGAAAACCGAATTCCTTGGACGTTATGACGACTTTGTGGCTTCAGTAATCTATGGCGACGACAACATGTTCACAATGAAATCAGAAGTCTTTGAATGGTTCAATCAACGAACCGTTGCAGATACGATGAAGAAATTTGGGATCACTTGTACAACAGCGACAAAAGGTGAGATCTCAGAACATGGAGTGGAGCCATTAGATAACCTCACATTCCTCAAACGTGGTTTTAAACCACATCCAAATTTACCTAATATTCTATTATCCCCTATAGCACTTCAAACTATCACCGAATTGCCAATGTGGCAGCACGCAGGGTCAGATGAGACCCAAGTGTCGGAAAATATCGCCGACGCTTTGAAATTTGCTTATCATCTCGGACCAGACATGTTTTGGCATATCCACCGCAAAATCAGCGAGGGGTGTGTTAGGCGTGGTCTCAGCCGATTGATGCCAACGGTTAACTATGAAGATTTAGACCGAATTTTTCTCGAACATTTCGGTCTCGGTATTTCGAAACAACAACAGATCGTATTGAATGATACCGAAGTAATTAAGCGACTCAAAATGAGTAAGACTATTGTGGCAACACAAGTGTCTTTCTCGGGGATTTCGCCCCCCCATTGAGCAACATTTTCTTTTAAATTTATTTTATCTTAAAATTTGTAAGTTTTAAATAAGGCGTTCAAAATTACTCTTTAATCAATC